GGTAACATGAGATTTAAAGCTAGAGAAAGATACTCTTTTGGATTCTCTGATCCAAGATGTATTTTTGGTAACGGAAACTTACCAACTAGTTAATAAATACTTACAGTATAATTTGAAAGGGGCGGTGTTTTACATCGCCCCTTTTTTTATGTATAATCAAAAGACCTAGAAAAATAATTATTATGTAGACTGGCTAGGCAGACGGTATAGAGACTACATAACGAACGCTATACAAAGGAGAATATTATGGCATCAACTACTTTTTCAGGACCAGTACGTTCTGAAGGTGGCTTTCAAATGGCTACAAAAAACGCAACAACAGGTGCAGTTACAACTAGAATGAGTTCAGGTATGCCTGATCTTACAGGTTTAGTTTTAGCTGACACAGCAACAGCAGCGAACATTTCTATCGCTGATGGAGTAATCGCAACTGTAAACTACACAGGTGCAGCAGCATGTGCTGTAGCATTACCAGCAGCAACTAAAGGTGCTATCGCAGTTTATGTTCAAGCTAAAGACACTGCAGGTGGAGTTTTAACTTTAACTTTCAATGCAGCAGGATCTGATGTTTTTGCAACTGGTTCTTTAATCGAATCTAGAGCAGCAGCCGAAGTAACTTTTGATACTTCTGCAGCAGGTGAAACTCAATTAGTTTTCACACCAGCAAACGCAGCAACTAATCTTTTTACAACTGGAAGCAAAATTGCTTTTATGTGTTTTGAAGATGGTACTTGGCACATCGCTTCAGAAATGGGTGGTGCAGCAGCTGCTACTACAGGTGCATTTGCATTTGCAGCATAATAAATAATTAGTGGCTCCTTCGGGAGCCACAAACTTAGGAGAATTTTATGGCTTTTAAAGGCGATATACAAGCAACAAGATCTGCAGCAGCAGCAGGAGCAAGCGCAATTATTGCTCAGCCAATTAGGTTAAGAGGAATAATTATTGCATCTGATGGTAATGGAGCAGGTGTACTTGAATTAACTACAACTTCAAATTCAGGAACAACATTGTTCCAAGCAGATATACCAACTGGAGATGTAATTAATTTTAATTTTCCAGAAGATGGTATTTTATTTCCTGCAGGAATTTTTTGTAAAACAAAAACAAATGTTACTGCATATACTTTATTAACTGACAAATATTCAGGACCTAACATGACAGGTCAGAACGGATAATTATGAGCGGTGGCGGAAGTTTTACATCAGATCAATCGGTTGCACACGCAACTTCTACAGCTCAAATGGTTCCTACCACTAGAAGAGCAAGATTGACTTCTATTCAAGGTAAAGGAAATTCTGCGAGTGGTTCTATTATTTTTAAAAGTGGCGGAGGTTCTGGAACTACAATCGCTACTTATCTTTTTGGAGAAGAAGGTTTAGATATGTATTTACCTGGTTCTGGAATTTTATTTCAGGAGGGTATTCATGCTACGATATCTGGAACTGGTGGTGTAACAATAACATTTACATAGAATGAATAAACAAGGTCTAAAAGTAATGGGTTATAGTCGGGGAGGTGAAAACCCGATAAGAAAAACTACTACAGGTAAAGGTGCTAATTATAGACCAACAAAATCTGGAGCTGGGATGACGGCAAAAGGTGTAAAAGCTTACAGGGCTGCAAACCCTGGAAGTAAATTAAAAACTGCAGTAACGGGAAAAGTAAAAAAAGGATCAGCTGCTGCCAAACGTAGAAAATCTTATTGTGCAAGATCACTCGGGCAATTGAAAAGATCTTCTGCAAAAACAAGAAATGATCCTAATTCGAGGATAAGACAGGCGAGAAGAAGATGGAAATGTTAAAAAATTTTTTTAAAAAATTATTTGGATTCGAAGAGTTGGAGTATAGAATAAGACTTTTAGAAAGAAAAAATTATTGGAGAGAAAAATACAAACATGGCATATCTAAATTCAAACCTTCCTCCGATTTACTGTAAAGTAAGAAAGGAATATCTATATGATCTTAAAGAACATCATGGAGAAAGTGAAGAGTGTGTTATCTTCGGTCTTACGTCCATATCAGGTCGTGCACTCTTATTTAACATCATGCTACCAAATGGTGCGTGCTATTGGCGTTTGCCTATCTCAGCGTTTTTCCAAAAATCGTATGATAGAGCCGATGTGCCGTTAATATTTTGGATACTGAACATTCTGAAATTCCTCAAGAACATAAGTGTGCGCATATATTGGCTCTTAATAACGGGAATTATGCAGCTCAGCCTAATAATCGTATTCTCTGGCACATTAATAGTTATACTACTGATGACAGCTGGCCAGATTACAAAGTTCAGACTACATACTGGGATGCTGAAGATAACAACATGGTTACAGAAGATAGCGACCGAATGTTTTACCAAATGGAAGAAAAAGAAAAATCAGTAAGTGATTTATTGATGGATGGTTATAAAGAAGAACAAAAAATGTATGAAAAAGAAGAAAATGATTGATAAATTTATATATAATTTTTTTGGTGCACTAGACAAAGCAGCACGATGGATTGATAATATATTCTTTAACAAAAAAAAGAAAAAGAAATAATTATGGAGTGTCAAAGGATGAACTATTACTTTACAGGTTTACTAATAGTAATGTTAGTTACTTTGGCTTTATGTGGAGGTCCTAGTGTCCAATAAACCACTCAATATCGGAGAAGAGGCACGCGTGCAGATGCCGATGAAGACGGTTGCTAGCCTGATCGTACTAGTCGCAATGGGCGTGTTCGCTTATACAGAGCTGACTGCGAGGTTGGTATCGTTAGAGACATCACGTGAGTTGTTTGAAAATGATTTACTTAAAAAATCTGAACAAGTGCCCACGGACCAAGAGCAACATTTTTTAATCGAGGATTTGTATAAGTCCGTAGAGAAGATGGAAGAGACTCAAGAAATGAATATGACAAACAAAGTTAATATAGAATTTTTAAGAGAACAACTAGATAAAGCTTTGGCGGATATCGAAGTATTAAAAGATAAGGTAAGACAAAACGGAGGTCATTAATGGAGTTGATTGTAGCGCTACTTATGATTGTAAATGGAGAGATCAAAGAACACAGAATTCAAATTGATCCTGAATCAGGTAAACCCTCAATGTCAATGTGCTTAAAAGGTAAAAGAGTTGCAATGAGATCAAATAAAAATGATAATGTTATTTATCAATGTATCAAGTCGATGGCCGAGCTCGAGTCGAACGTAGACGGATCAAAATCAATTAAAAAATTAATATTGGAGTAATAATGGAATTAACACGTAATTTTAGTTTACAAGAATTAATTAAATCAGATACAGCAATTAGGTTAGATATAAATAATAATCCTAATTCTGGTCAGATAGAAAAATTAAAAGCATTATGTGAAAATATACTACAACCGGTACGTGACCACTTTGGCAGGGTCAAGGTGACGAGCGGTTTCCGTAGCGAACAGCTGTGCTTAAAAATAGGTAGCTCGATCAACAGCCAGCATGCAAAAGCTGAGGCCGCAGACTTCGAATGTATGGGAACTGACAATGCTGAATTAGCTGATTGGATTTATGGAAACCTAAAATTTGATCAATTGATACTCGAGTTCTACACTCCGGGTGAACCTAACAGCGGATGGATTCATTGTAGTTATACATCTGATCAACCAAGAAAACAGTTCTTGCATGCGTACAAATCAGAGGGTAAAACAAAGTATAAACCAATAATAGGAAAAGCTAAGGATTTAGTATAATGCCAATAGGAAGATCACAAATTTCAAAACAAATAGAAGGTAAACTTAGAGGTGCGCGAGATGAAAAAAAGAAAAAACAACGAGTCATCGCGAAATTACGTAGCAAAAAGTCTAAGGTCTTCAAAGTTTAGTCAAAAAGTGATACAATCTAAGAAATTGTATAATCGTAAAAAGGACTTTAATGGCGACTTCAGGAACAACTAGTTTTAATCTCAATATCGATGAAGTAATTGATGAAGGTTATGAAAGATGTGGTTTAACGACAAATGCAGGATATGATTTAAGATCTGCAAGAAGAAGCCTAGATCTTTTATTTGCAGAATGGGGTAATAGAGGTATCCATCTTTGGAAAGTAGCTCTTCATGAAGCAACTTTAGTTAGTGGGCAAGCAGAATATTCTGTTGCAGCTGATGTTAGTGATGTTTTAGAAGCTTTTGTATCTTCAACTGCAGCAAGCGCGAATAGTTCCAATACACAAGATGTATCATTAACTAAAATAGATAGATCAGCTTATGCAGCTCTGCCAAATAAATTAGCTCTTGGACAACCCTCACAGTATTATGTAGAAAGATTAACTACACCTAAAATATATTTATATCAAGCACCTGATTTAAACACTTACACAACATTAAAATATTATGTAATAAAAAGAATTGAAGATGCTGGTGCTTATACTAATGATGCTGATGTTGCTTATAGATTTTTGCCTTGTATGTGTGCGGGCCTAGCATATTATCTATCCATGAAAAAAGCTCCACAGCTTGTACAACAAAATAAATTAGTTTATGAGGATGAATTGAAAAGAGCGTTAGATGAAGATGGTCAAAGAACATCTACATACATCACTCCACAATCTTTTTATCCTAACGGAGTTTAATGATGCCAAAATGGGCTACAGGAAAAAGATCGCAATCAATATCTGACAGATCAGGAATGGCTTTTCCTTACAATGAAATGGTGAAGGAATGGAATGGTTCTTTGGTTCACTATTCTGAGTTTGAGCCTAAGCACCCTCAGATAAGAAGAAAGTTTAATGTATCAGATGCTATAGCTTTACAAAACTCAAGAAATCAAAAGTTTCAACAACCGACTCAAGAATTTACAAATGACCAAACAACTTCTGATTCAGGTGGAATTACAGTTGGAGTTGCTAATTTATCTTTACCAGGAGACTTTGCTTTTAAAACACAAGATTTTGAAATTACTAGAAATGGAGTGACTTCTATTTTACACAGTATGATTCCAGAGGACCCCTCTCTACAAAATGGAAGAAGACAACTAAATTTACAAATAAATAATGTTACTGTAAACACAGATCCAGGTGTTGGTTTTGCAATTACTGTTGCTAATCCAGGTTCTGGAAATAAATTTTATGTAGATGGTGCACAACAAAGTACACTCAATTTTGTAAAAGGTAATACTTATACTTTTAATCAAGGAGATTCATCAAATGCGGGACATGCGCTTTTAATTTCAACAACTTCGGACGGAACTCACTCTGGTGGTGTTTCATATAACACAGGTGTGACTGTAAATGGTATTCCTGGGAATTCTGGTGCTTACACAAGTATTACTGTTGATTCAAGTGCACCTAGTGTTTTATACTACTATTGTAGTGTTCACTCTGGAATGGGAGGCCAGATAAATATAACATAATGGCTAAAACATTTTCTAATTTTTTAACTCAAGTTCGAAACTATACAGAGGTAGATGCTAATGTATTAACAGATTCAATTATTCAAGACTTTATCAGATCAGTTGAATTAGATATTGCTGGTAAAGTTGATTATGATGATTTAAGAAAATATTCAACTTCTACATTTACTTCAGGAAACAGATATGTATCGTTACCTGCAGATCTAACCATAATCAGATCTGTTCAAGTAATTAATGGTTCTACTAGAACTTTTTTAGAAAAAAGAGATACTAGTTTTATCTCTGAATACAATAATGGAGGAGCTACTGGTCTACCCAAATATTACGCGAATTGGGACGATTTTAATTTCTTGGTAGCACCCGTTCCAAATTCCGCATACACTGTACAAATCAATTACATTACAGATCCGCCGCAGTTTACATCTTCCAACAATACATTTTTATCTACTTATCAAGAATCAATGTTGTTACATGGTGTACTTACTGAAGCTTTTAGATATTTAAAAGGCCCGCAGGATATGTACAAGCTGTATGAAAGTAAGTATAATGAAGAAGTACAGAATTTTGCTCTTCAACAAATGGGGAGAAGAAGACGTGCGGAATATGATGATGGGGTGCCTAGGATTAAGATACCTTCACCATCACCAAATACGTAATTTTAAAGGAGAATAATTATGGCAATAACAACTAACGCAATTTGCGATTCATTCAAAAAGCAATTGTTGGGTGGTGAACACGACTTTGATAGTTCAGGTGGAGATACATTTAAATTAGCAATGTACACAAGCTCAGCAACTTTAGGAAAATCAACAACAAACTATTCAACAAACCCAGGTGGTGGATCAAATACTGAAGTTACTTCTTCAGGATACACTGCAGGTGGTGGAACTCTTGTTAACCAAGGTGTAAAAGTATCATCATCAGTAGCAATTACTGATTTTGCTGATTTATCTTTTACAGGTGTAACATTAACTGCAAGAGGTGCTTTAATATATAACACAACAACTGATGGTGGCTCAAACACTACTGAAGCAGTTGCTGTGTTAGATTTTGGCGGAGATAAGACTGCAACTTCTGGAACATTTACAATCCAGTTTCCTGCATTCACAACATCTGCTGCAATTTTAAGAATTGCATAATAAATAGGAGTTAAAATGGCTTTGGTAGTAAATGATAGAGTAAAAGAAACCTCAACCACAACAGGTACAGGTACATTTGATTTAGCAGGAGCGGTATCTGGTTTTGAAACCTTTGTTGCAGGTATTGGAAATAGTAATACCACATATTACGCTATCGTTAATGAAGACGGTGCGTTCGAAGTAGGGCTTGGAACGGTTACCGATGCAGCTACAGACACTTTATCAAGAACCACAATTATTTCTTCATCAAATAGTGATTCAGCAGTTAACTTTGGTGCAGGAACAAAAAATGTTTTCTGTACTTTACCTGCTTCCAAAGCCGTTATCCTTGATGCAAGTGGCAATACTACTTTAGGAGGAGATTTATCTGTTGGTGATGATCTTACAGTTTTAGGTGGTGTTATTGATTTTAAATCGAATAGTGGATCACCAGCTGCTTTGAGAATGTATTGTGAAACATCAAATGCACATTATCAAACATTAGTACCACAACCACACTCGGCAGCAGCCGCAAACACGTTAAGACTTCCTGACAGTGGAGATAGTGGTACACAAGATTTAGTTGCTGTAGATATTACACAAACATTAACAAACAAAACATTAACAACTCCAACTATTACAACACCAGTTGTAAACGCTGGATTACAATTAAAAAATGGTTCAACAAGTGCAGGCTTTGCAGAGTTTTTTGAAGACAGTGATAATGGTACAAATAAAGTAACTTTAATAGGACCAGCTTCCACTGCAGATGTTACACTTACACTTCCAGCAGCAACTGATACATTAGTTGGTAAAGCAACAACGGACACGTTAACTAATAAAAGTATTGATGCAAGTCAGCTAACAGGAACAGTTGCAAACGCTAGATTAGATCAGCAACTTCAAGACGTTGCAGGTCTAGCTGTGACAGATGGAAATATTATTGTAGGGGATGGATCTAACTTTGTAGCAGAAAATGGAGCAACAGCTAGAACATCACTTGGATTAGGAACAGCTGCTGTTTTAGATACAGGTATATCAAATACAAATGTTCCTAAATTTACAACAGGTGTAGCAGACAATGATTTTTTACGAGTAGATGGCACAGCAATTGAAGGACGTTCTGCAAGTGAGGTTTTATCTGACATTGGTGGTCAAGCCTCATTAACTTTTGGAATAGCAAATACTAACGCAGTAAAAATAGATAGTGCATCAGTAGCTGATGATGAGTACGCTCGTTTCACTGCTAATGGTTTAGAAAGTAGGAGTACAAGTGAAGTTCTTTCAGACATTGGTGGTCAAGCTGCTTTAACTTTTGGGATAGCAAATACTAATGCAGTAAAAATAGACAGTGCTTCTGTTGCTGACGATGATTTTGCTCGTTTCACTGCTAACGGTTTAGAAGGTAGAAGCGCATCTGAAGTAAGATCCGATTTAAGTCTAGTAGCTTCCGCAACAACTGATACAACTGATGCAAGTAATATTGGTTCTGGAACTTTGCCTAATGCGAGATTAGATGCACAGCTTCAAGACGTTGCAGGTTTAGCTGTTACTAACGGTGGGTTTATTGTTGGTGATGGTTCTAATTTTGTTTTAGAAACTGGAGCTACTGCAAGGTCTTCTATAGGGTTAGGTACAGGAGATAACGTAGAATTTGAAGACACTCAAGTAGACTCTTTTGGAGTAGGAACTGCTGCTTCTGGAACAACAGGAGAGATAAGAGCTACTAATGATGTAACTGCATTTTATTCCTCTGATAAATCTTTAAAAGAAAATATTAAAAATATTGAAAATCCTTTAGAAAAAGTTAGTCAAATAAATGGTGTAACTTTTGATTGGACAGATGACTATATTAAAGAACACGGTGGTGAAGACAAATATTTTGTAAGAAAAAATGACGTAGGTGTTATAGCACAAGAAATAGAAAAAGTTTTACCACAAGTAGTTGCAACAAGAGAGAACGGTATAAAAGCTGTTAAGTATGATAGAATTGTTGCTTTATTAATTGAATCTATCAAAGAACTTAAAAAAGAAATAGAAGAACTTAAATCAGGAGCCTAAAGAATGGCTTTTGCTGTTTCCTCATACTCTGAAACGCCTTTTGGTGCTGATCCGTCAAACGTAATCGCATATCCACAAGGATCACAGCTTACATCATCTCTTGGAGCTAATAGCACTGAGGGGGACAACAATGTAGATGTTACAGGAATTCAACTTACTTCTACTAATGGAGGAGCTGTTGGAGGTTCTTCTGTATTAGTTTCTGTAACTGGTTCACAATTATCTACATCAATAGGAGAAGAGGATATAAATGTAGGTGTTCCTCTTACAGGTATAGAGTTGTCTATTACAGACAAAACCACTACACAAGATACTTTAACTGCTTTTGGAGAAACTCCGTTTACAACATTAAGCCCAAGCACTTTTAATATACCAAGCGTCTTTATTGAAGCAACAACTGGTGCCCCTATGCCAAGTTTTTTACTTCAATCTACTTTAGGAACTTATTCAGTTTCAGCTGATGGTAATGCTTCAATAGTGGTTACTGAGCATACAATGAACACATCTATCGGAAGTGTTACTGTAACAGGTATAGCAAACGTTTCAGTTACTGGTACTCAAATGTCTATGTCGTTAGGAGATGAGTCTGCCTTTACAGATCACACTGTTGCAGTCACTGGTCAACAGTTAACGATGTCTATGGGAGAAGAAACTCCTGCAGCCAACGCAGATGTCACTGTAACAGGAATTCAATTAACAAGTTCTATTGGAACTGCAACACAATCAACTGGGTATGATGTTTCAGGTATTCAAATGTCTTCATCTATAGGTTCAGTTACGATGACAGGAGACGCTAACATAGATGTAACTGGAGTACAATTACAAACAAATACAGGTAATCCAAATATAACAGCTTGGGCTGAAATAGATCCAGGTGTATCAAATGTTTGGACAGAAGTTGATTTAGCAGCTTAGAGGAGATATAATAACAATATGGCATCAAGTTTTTCAGATTTAGGTTTAGAATTGATGGTCACAGGGGAAAACGCTGGGACTTGGGGAGACAAAACTAATACAAATTTAGAATTAGTACAACAAGCAATTGCTGGATATCAATCAGTAACTGTAAGTGGTACTGGCACCACTACTTTAAATATGACAGACGGCACAATATCTAATGCACGAAATGCTGTTATAAAACTAGCAGGAACAATAACTGGTAACATTGATGTAACGATTCCTAATTCAATTGAAAAAACTTATATAGTAGAAAACGCTACTTCTGGTGCTCATACTGTAACTTTTAAAACTGTTTCTGGTTCTGGTTTTACTTTTGGAGCTACAGAAAAAACTCGTGCAATACTTTATTCTGATGGAACAAACATTGTTGAAGTAATCAATAATACACAAAATTTACAAGATTTATCAGATCTAGCTAATACAGATGGAAATTTTATTATAGGTAATGGAAGTAATTTTATTGTTGAGTCAGGTTCAACAGCAAGAGATTCTTTAAGTTTAGGAACATCTAACGATGTGCAATTTGATTCTTTCGGAGTAGGAACTGCTGCGTCTGGAACTACTGGTGAAATAAGAGCAACGAACGATGTAACTGCATTTTATTCTTCAGATGTTGCTCTAAAAGAAAACATTGTTAATATACCAGATCCATTAGAATCTTTAAAAAAATTAAATGGAGTTTTATTTGATTGGAAAAAAAATTATCTAGATCAAAGAGGTGGTGAGGATGGATATTTTGTTAGAAAAAAAGACGTTGGCGTTATAGCTCAAGAGGTAGAAAAAGTATTACCAGAAGCTGTGGCTCAAAGAAAAGATGGAATTAAAGCAGTTAAATATGATAGACTTACTTGTTTATTAATTGAAGCAGTAAAAAATTTATCGGAAAAAGTAGAAACTTTAACTAAGGAGAAAAAGTAAAATGGCTGTTCCAAGTACAAATACTTCGTTATCTGATATTCAAACTGAGTTTGGAGGATCAAACCCTATTCAATTATCTGAATATTATTCAGGTGGACCTTTAGTGCCATCAGGCAGTCCTGCTCCTAATGGACCTATCCCAAGTTCTGGACAAATTTCCATAGGTCAATTTAGAGCTTCAGAAGCACAAGTTCAAGTTTCTGCTGATTACTTAATTATATCTGGTGGAGCTGGTGGATCTGCACCAAATGGTGGAGGCGGAGGAGCCGGCGGTATGAGATTTTCTAATTATGGTCCTTCCCCGTTAAATACTGGCACAGCAATGACACTTATAGGTGGAACTACTTATCCTGTAGTGGTTGGAGCTGGTGGAAGTAATGCAGGTTACGTACCTTCCTTTAACGGAACTAGAGGATCAGATTCAATTTTTAACCCAGGCGGTTCTGAGGGAACTACTAAGATTACTACTGAAGGTGGTGGTTATGATGTTCAACCTGATGGCCCTGGTGCAGATGGAGGATCAGGTGCTGGACGTAATGGTTGGCATGATAATCCTGGCGGTACAGGAAACACACCTCCTTTTAGTCCACCTCAAGGAAATAATGGTGGAGATGCTGGAAACCAAGCATCTTCCTCTGGAGGAGGAGGGGCAGGTGCAGCAGGAAACCCTGGTAGCCCTGGTAATGGAGCTGGTGGTAACGGAGTAGCTGTAAATATTTCAGGTTCACCTGTAACTTATGCTGGAGGTGGCGGATCAGGAAGTGATGCCAGAGGATATAGTTCACAAGCGGGTGCTGGTGGTTCTGGCGGAGGCGGAGCTGGAAATGGCGGGGCTGGACAAGCAAACACCGGAGGCGGTGGAGGCGGCGGATATTTTAACCCAGGTGGTGGTCAGCAATCAGGAGCTGGTGGTTCTGGTAGAGTACAAATAAGAATACCTTCAACTCATGCACCTTTAGTAAGTGTAACTCCTGGTACAAACAGTGTTGCGACTCACCCAGGCGGTGATAAAATAGCAACTTTTACAGTAAGTGGAAATTTAGTTTTAGCGTAATATTATGGCACATTTTGCAGAATTAGATAGTAATAATAA